TTTCCTCGACTTCAATTTCCTGCATGCCATAAAATATCTTTAGGATCTCATATTTTTCAGACTTCTCAATTTTCTCAAATAACAAAATGAACAGAAGCCTGAGCTTTAGATTCTGATAGATATTTCATGTTAGATTGGAATGTTCATCAAGCCGTATGATGAATAATAATTCATTTACATGGATTAGTTCATCTGGATTTTTTAGTAGTAGATAGTTTTAAAGTGAATGGATACATGATAATTTTTTAGAATATAAATTATTTCTGTAATTCAATTTTAATCCATTGAATATCAGTCTGAATTTGGGCTAAAGTAGATTGAATATAAGCTACATCTAACTCAGCTTGAGCTTTCTCTACTGCAGAAATTCTACTATCCAACTTTGAATAGCTGAATCATAATCCGAATACAAAAACTATAAATGATATCCAAACAGCAGGATTAGATAGATAGTTTTTAATCTTTTCAATCATTTTCGTTATTAGTATCAATTAAAGGATCTTTCTTACTTTCTCAGACCTTTTGCCCAAAATAGAAACTAATAACCATCAGCATGGCATTATTAAAAAGTGAAGTTTCTACTTGATTTAAAGTTAGATAAACAGTCTGGAATGATAAAACCAAAGTTAATATCAGAAATACTAACTTAGTAACACTCATTTTTTCTCGAAAATTTCTCATGATTAATTATTTACCAGGATAAAAGTCACAATAAGCATTCCATCAAGAATAATCTCAATATCAAAATACTTCATCTCATTTTTTAAGATGAAAAGTTTCATACATATTTCAGATTCATGCTTCTAAAATTCTAATACCATTAACATTAATATAATTCGTATGTCCAGTTCAGTTATTACCAATTCTAAATTTAGCTAATCCATCAGAATGGGCTACGAATCAGCAGTTATTATTCGTTCATCCATTCGTTGAAAAAGAAAGATTATAATTATCTTCTTCACAATATTTTCATCATTCAAAGAATTCATTTCAAACTTTTCCTGTTAGTATAGCAGGAACTATTTCTCAAACATTAGCTACAGATTCAACCTTAACTAAAGTTCATCTTTGAGTTTTAGTAATACTTCAATTAGTTGTATAGATAGACATATTAGAATAACTTCAAACCCTTCAGTTATAAGTAGTTCAAATCTGAATTAATAAGTTAGCATGAGCTGAAGATTTATTCTGATTTAATTCTATATCTTCATTAATACTTCATTGCTTATTTATTAATAGTTGTCCATTTCCTCAGTCATAAATATTGAAATATCCGTATCTATTAGAATAAGAAGAAGAAACGGAACAGCTAACATGAGCTTTAAGTTTAAAGTATTGCCCATTTCTACAGGATATATATTTCATGATAGATCCGTTAGTACAACTTCATGAAGCATTTTCTAACAAAGGTAAATCGTAAGGAACGGCATATCTAGTTGAATCACATCTACATAACATAGAAAAAGCTAATCCTTCTCATTCGCAGTAAGGCATCATTTTATTATAAGTTCTTGATGTTCAATTAACGAATACAGCTCTAAATCATTCAGAATATTGAGTAGAATCTGAAGCTATTTCATAGTAGTTAGAAGCATTAACGATATTATCATCTTGATGAACAACTACAGATAATAATTCTGATTCATCTCAGCCTCAAAATTCATTATCAAAGGTAAAAGTTACTTCTTGCCATTGATCTGTAAAGCTTGAATAAGGAAGCATAGCAGTTGCTAAAACTTCTCAATTTCAGTATCGATAAGATTCAGTTCAAGAATTAACAACTGTCGCTTTTTGAATTTCTAAAACTACTTTTGTAGTAGGTTCTCAAACTCTTCTTATTTTCATTTTTACCGTATTTCATGCTTTAGTAGAAGATGCTCTTTGAATATGAATTTGCTTATTAGCATCCGTATTTCATACAGGAATAGCTACAATACAATCTTCGGCTCTAGGAGTAAATTGGGCAAAAAGATTATCAGTTGCTGTATATCTTTCTGCTACGATTAGATTAGTTTCTAAGTGGTCTATGGCTCAAGCTTTTTGTAATTCATCAATAGCTTCTTCTGCTGAGGTTACTCTTTCAGAAAGTGTAACGATATTTCATGCATTAGTTTCTATTCCTCCTTGTAAATCCTGAATATGTCTTGCTAATACGAATAAAGAAAAGAAATCTCAGGCGTTAAAATCTTGAGGAGTAGTTCATTCAAAACCTCTATTAACAGTAAATTGATCTCCATCTTTATCAGTAACTTCAACTTTTTCAGATTTAACTATTTTTCAATCTGAATCTCTTTTATTAAGAACTGCTATAAATGGGGCTTCTGGAAATAACATTCAATTACCCATTTCTACTACCAAAGTGGTAGCCAATGAAGATAATCAAACTTGAAGTTTAGCTTCTGCATTGTCTTTTACATTATACATGATGAGATTTATTATTTTATAAACTAATTTTGTTTTAATAAAAAAAAGAAAAAATGAGAAATTTTTAATATGATTTTACACCAATTTTGGTGTTTTTATTTACTTTTGTTTTTATTTTTTTATCATCAATGAAATTATTATTTATTTACTATTTGTTGATATGTGAAATAAATCAAATAATAGAATTAGTGATAATCTAAAATGACACCTTGAAAATGACAATCTTCAAAAATTCTATAAAGCTTTATTTGAAGCTGACGAAGAAATAAAAGCAGAAAAAGTTAAAAAGGAGGTCGCTAAGAAAAAAAGATCAACAAAAAAGATAATTTGTACTATTTTATGAGCCATATTTTTTATTATTGCCATAATATCATTCTTTTTACTTTCAGAATATCATATGAAATTCGGTATATGAACATATAAATGTACCACTCCAGATTTTTGTTCTATAACAGACCGTATAGGTATAATTCCTGTATGAGAACTAATATTATGTATTATTCTTTTATTATTAGGTATGGGGTTGATGAAATTTGATGATAAAGAAAAGAATAAAGAATAACCGTTTCTAAAATATTTTGAACATTAAATAAAAAATAATACTAGTTCTTTATACGAGTTTCTTTAATAAAACGTTCTAGACTTTGATATGAATCTAGAATCAAAACAGCCGTATCTTTTGAATACTGCACTTGTTTAACTGGTTTGTTTTCAATGATCCATTCAGTATTTCTTACTGAAATTAAATCTCCAGGTTTTATAGAGAAATAATTATAGTTTGAATTTACTGATATTTTGTAGTTTCTGATTATATCTTTCTCTTTAAGTAGAGAAGATAACCTTAGATTAGCAGTGGTAGAATTTTTAATATCTCATTCATTGATGAATGCCTGATTAACTCAGTATTTAGCTACTCATGATGAGTTACTTCAAACAACTTGTCATCAATTATATTGTAGAATTATTGAGTTAAAATAATCTGAGCTATCCTCCGATAAATCAATGTTATAACAATCATCTCCATAAGTTAATAAATGATGATTCTCATATGGAGTGAATCGTACCTTGTTCTCTGCATCAATAAAAAAAGCATAATCAGCTGTTTGATTTAGAACTTCTTGCAAAAAGGATAGGGTAGTGTTTCAGGAGGAATCTATATTTATGGAAGATGGGTAATCGATAATGTTGCTAGTATCAAATCCCAAAGGATAGAATATATTTCTAATGAGAACTCATGGGTTGTTATTTATTTCTCAATCCTGATAAGGAGTAAATGCTAAAAGTCAGATTAACCCATTAGTTTTAATAATCTGTTTTTTTCATCCTTTATCTATTCTTCTAGTTATAGCAGTAATGAATCACTGGTAGATAGCATTTCATTTCTTATAGATTTTTATTCTTTGCTTATGCTCTAAATTAAAGTCTCAGTAATATTCAAAACTAAGAGAAGAAAATCCTGAATTAACTGATCAACTAAAATTAAAATTGCAGGATATTTCCTTTCCATTTAATGTTTGAATAAATACTCAATTTCTGTCATAAACTTTGATATTAAACATAGGTGTCTCTATATTGGATAAAAACAGAATAGTTAGCTGATCCTGTGATTTTAATTTCTATCGGATTTTCTCAGAAGTTTAATTCTCCAAACTCTCAAACTCGATCTATTCCATAGCTTCAATTCTTAGCCACATCTATTTTTTCTCAGTCAATGGAAACGATGTCTCAACTTGAGCAGGTTTCATTTATCCTTACTAATTTATCTCAAATGGTAACATCCACCCTTGATGCATTAGTTCAATTTCAGAACATAACAAAGACCAGTGGTTTTGCTGAGTGTGATCAGGTTTCATAATAAATTGAAGTATAGAAATTTCCGTTTATTCAATAATAAGCTAGTTCATGCATTTCTTGAGAGTACATGAACGGATCTAGAATTGAGAAAGTTATTGATATTTGAATTGCATTTACTGTCCAATTTTCTCTAGGAAGAGAAATACTAGATACAACCGCTTTGGTTTGTAAAATTCAGGAGGCTCTTCTTACATACAATAAAGATTCTCACTGAAGGAGCTTTGATTTAATTCTATTTATTTTTGCTTCAAGACTACCTATGTTTTCAGCTACAATTCGTCCGTTAATTTGTAACGATTTATTCTTTATTAATCGATTTCACAAACCTTGCCCATCGGCAGTTAATTCATATGTTTTTATATCAAGGCTGATTCATTCGTAATCATCAGGAATATTTGAAATAATGATATCTGAAAAATCATAGTTATTAAATGCTATAACTTTTATGGATACATCTCAACCACCTCATCATGCTTGATTAGATAGGTTTCAATATAATGTTGTATTGTAAAGGAATGAGTTATACATCTATTATCTATGAATATCATAAAGCTATGTTTCTATAAACATCCATTAATCCCTCCTTCATTTCATCAATCAGATTTCTAACATCCTTTTCATCTCTTATATTCACATCTCAGAAGTTAATCGAGATATTTGGAGAAGAATTCATGGCTGGGGCAGGGGTAATGATTCAATTAACTGCAGGGGTAAAATATTCTCAATGAATCTCGTTTACTCTATATGTTTGTCATGCGATCACTTTACCTCAAGAGGCTCTTCATCATGATGAACCTCATCATCGCAAAGAAGCTATGGCATCTTTAGCTGCATTTATTTTATCTCGAACTTTCTGAACTTTAGAAGAAATCCAATCAACGGCGGAGGAACAGATATTTTTCAATCATGAAAATAATCCATCCCAAATTTTAGTTATGGTTGTTTTTAAAGTTTCAAAGATAGCAGGTAGATCAATTCAGAAATCTGCAAAAATATTGATGATAGTATCTAACCAAACGGCTGTTATATTATTCAGATTTTCTAAAGCTCATTTCCAATTTCATGAGAAAATATTTCTAAAGAAATCAATAACCTCATTAAAAACTAATGATACTCATTTAACATAATCTCAGATAGCTTTGAATGATGATTTAACTAATTCAACTACAAACAATAAAGTTCGTTTAACTGTCTCTTTGAAAAATTCCCAAATTGGAATAAGTATTGGTTCTAACTGTTTATAAACTTCCTTGATGGATTCCCAAATTTCTCAGAAACATTCCACAAAGGCATCTTTTAATTCAACAAGAACAGGCTGGATTAATTGCCATGTTTCATTTACAAAATCTCTGAATCCTCAAAAGTTAGTAGCATAAGCAATTCAAAGGGCAGTGATAGCTCAGATAACTAAACCTATCGGACCACTAAGAATTCAGATAGCTGATACAATTGTAGGGATAATTGAAGTAAGAGATGTTATAACAAATATTAATCCAGCAATTGCTGTGGTAACTAATAATATTTTTGATGCTAGTTCTGGATTTGCTTGAATCCAATCTGCTACCTTATTTATTATCGGTTGGATAGTTTCTAATAGTTTCTGGACTACAGGAAGTAAGGCCTCTCATATTTTTGTAGCAGTATCAGCAAAGCTATTTTTTAACTGTGCAAATCTCTCAGCCATGGTTTGAGCTGGCTCTCAAAATTCTTCTAGAGCTTTCCTTCATTCTGTTAAAGTAGCATTAACAAGAGCTTGAGTTTTCTCTGCTTTAGTTAGTTCCTTAGAGGTCTTTCATAATTTTTGAGCATATTCTTCATAGGCCTTTTCTGAATCTATAATAATTCAAAGATTATCAAGAATCATCGGACTTCATCTACCAAGTCAGGTAACGATATCATTAAATGATTGAGTAACATCTTGTCCCATTTGCTGACCATAAAGTCTAGCGATTTTCATCAAATCGGACATATCATCTGTGTTTTTTGCTACTCATAATTTCAAGGCTCTGTTTGCAGATAACATTAAGTTGTATTCTGAAACTGCTCATTTAGATGCAGATTTCAAAGACTTCAACATAGTATCTGAACTTTCTCAAACGGTCTTTGTTAGGTTTTCAAATGCATTTTTAACTGGTTCTACATCTGTAGCTTGTTTTACCATGACCGTTCAAAGTCAAACTAGGGCAGTGGTAGCGATTCCAGAATATTTCCTGATATCTTTCAGACTATCAGATAATTTTTGTGAATTTTTAGAAATAGTTTCAAACTTCTTTGAAGCTTGATCCGTCGCATTTATCAGAATTTCAATAACATTCTTTGTTGCCATTAACTATTTCTTTTTAGATTCTAAATCCATTCTTATTAAGATAGCTTGAAGGAGATTGTATGGGGTAGATAAATATTCATCATAACTTCGTCCCATATATTTCATTACTTCTACTGCCAAGATATCTTCGTTGATACTTCATCAAAGTTTCTTAAAAAGCTTAGAATATTCATACTCTAATTCTTTTTTTTTACTGGATCTGTGAATGAAGTTATTCTGTTTGCTATTTCCTCATTTAACTTAGCATAATCTTCCAGGGAGGTCATTCATAAAACAGTGTCTTCTATTTCTTGTTTATCAGTTTTTCAGTTGATTGATTGAATCATGATTTTCATTAGTTCATTACCTAGTTGAGTTTCATCTATTTTGTTATCCTGCAATAAGAGATTTAGCTTATTAATAGTTTGAAAATCCCTGATGGTTAAATGTTCTATAAAGACGATTTCTAAATTTCATAGTTTCATGAGAATTATGATTAGAGTATAAAACTATTTCTTTTTTAATGAAAAAAAGGAGAAACCAGAAATTTTCTCCTTCATTTCACACCAATTTTGGTGTTTTTAGTCTATCAAGGGTATCATGTCGCATCTACAATTTGGATGGAGAGGCGATCAAACTATATCTTCATAATCCAATTTTAGATTTCATATTTTATCTCCCTTCTTGAAAAAATCATCATTAAGGGGAATCTTTTTACCATGCAATCTTCAACAACTGTCGCAAGTTCTCTCATCTAAAGCTGTCCATCGTTGTTTGTATTTAACTACTCAAGATTGTTCTCGAGATTCTTGTTCTGCAAAAGTTCCATATCTAATGGATTCCGTTCTTACGATTTTATCCAATCTTGTAGTTTTCAAGTCCTCGAAAACATCTAATATGATTTCTTTAGTTTCACTTATAGATAATCATTCATCCACAGACTTTCAAATAGCTTTTAGCAGATTTTCATCTGTTATTGAATCTACTTCTTTTGCTAATTTCTGAAGGGAAGTTCTTAGTTTTTTCTTTACCTTTTCATCAACTCTGAAAGCTTTATCTACATCCAATTCATCCATAGCTCTTTCTCATTCAGATTTTACTATTTCCTCTACAACATCTCTAAGAAACAAATGATAAACTGCATAATATTTTTTTTCTAATTTTAATTTCAAAGCCTTATTAGAAACGGATTTGTGATTATTATCAAATTCTCTAATGATATCTTTTTCTTGCTTTTCAAAGACTTTAATTAATCATTCTTTTAGCTTTTTCTCATACTTTGTATAAGTTTCCTGTTTCTTTATCCATCTTTTTTGCATCCATTCCTCAGACCATGGAATATTGGATTTAACTATTGATTTAAAATCTATTCATAGATATTTTACTGGTGTTTCTATTGTATCGCATTCAGTTCAATCATAAAATACATCTCATCATTTAACTGGATTATATCACAGTTCTTGCCTATACTCATTCCTTGTTATTCCTCCTGATAAATAATGCTCCCTTACAGCCTCTTCATCGGTTGGGAGTACATTCAAAAATTCAAATATTCAAATTCAATTGAATAGTTTATCATTTAGAACTCTAGAGATTTTCTTTGTTAAAGGCTCTATGCATCTCGTTGAATAAATCTGATTAAATGACTTAACATTTCCTACATTCACTCATTCTCCAATTCCTAAGATAGCTTTAGGAACTTTATAAATTGCCAATATTTTATCTCTATCCCAGTTTTGCTGAGCTACAAATTCCATCTCTTTTGGAGATGCCTGTACATTGTTTGGTTTGATTCAAAAAGGTAAAATTGCTAATTTACCTACATTTTTTGCACCTGTATGATTAGCTTCTCGATTTGATTTTATGGCCTTTACCTGTTCTTCTGTTAATGGTTGATCTGTTGTTAGTACCATTCCAGGAGGAACATCGTTAGTTAATAAAGAATAATTCCAATCTTCAATTTCCTTTTCTCATCTTACAGTCATCGCTATAGCTTGAATAGGGGAATAACCTCTAGTTATATATGGATATCTTTCATAAGGATTGAATTCAGCAAAAACCATAACTTCATCAACTTCAAGTCTGATTGATTTTCAATTTCAAACATAATTCCAATATAATAGATTTCAATTAGTATCAATTACTGGAGAAATATTCCAGGGGATAAGCATATCCAATCATAAAACAGATTCTCAAACTTTAACTTTCCAAACATAAGCCGTTCAGGTCATTTTCATAAAAATTGCTATGTTCTGAATCAAATCAGGAGTGACAAAATCCAAGTACTTATGATTTATTTGATGATCTTTCCTATCTGATAACCTATAGTTTAATCAACTAACTGAATCAGCGATGGCAGTAATAGCTGCATATTGCCAGCCTGTAAAGAACTTAACATACTCATTATCTCTAATTGAAGTGTTTCATAGAAATCATCATAAAAAAGATATCCAAGAAGAGTTATTTCATTCAGATTTCTTAAATATGTTTTTTATCCGATTAAACATGATTCTATAAAGATAAGGTAAAAGGAATATGGATAGCTAATAAAACTATTCAATGCAAAGCTGGTCAGATATCAGTTTCTACTGGTTGGATATTTCCTCAAACGGCATCTATTTGAGTTGCTAATCAATCCAAATCTGACCTATCAAACTTATCAATAATGCTATCTAATATTTCACATAAGTTCTTTTCTGAAGTAATATTTCAAAGGGTGGTTGTTTCTTGAAATATATTAATTTGGAAATAATATAATCTTTCATGATGGTTTGAATCAAGAGTCGAACTTTCAATTCTATCAAATCTGAAATAGATGGAGGGGAAACCTCAAAATTTCACAGGAATTCCATCAAATATTTCAGCAATCCCTGAAATGGTTTCTAATTCAGATTTAATTTTATTTCTTAATTCATTAATCATCTAGATATTCTTTTATTATTGAATTAAATCTCTCAATTATCCTATCTCTATTATTATCAACAGCCCTGGTAAAGAATGGATTTCCTTTGTATCATGGATGGCGAACATACAATGCAAACCTATCTTCCTTTGTATCAGGATCAATCCAGTGTAGAGCTTTCTTAAACTTAGGAAGGATAATATGTGGGTTGGTTCATTCATGAACAAACTCTGCATAATTGAGATTATTATAGACCTCTGCATAAGTTGGATAAACTCTTATTTGAATGTTCTTTCTCAATAATCAGTTTCTTACTGGAGCTTCTTTCTTAGCATCTCCCTGAAGGATAACAGCTGATTCCTTGAGCCATCTATTTCTAGCTTCTGCTAGATCTTTTTCTCATAACTTACTGAATTTTTTAGTTACTTCGTCTGCTCATGATATTTGGATAGTTAAAGTCATTTCTCTAATATTACAGTTGTTAAAGATAATCTTCAGCAATGCCTATAAGCTATTCATTTTACTGTATAGGATATCCCATCTACTACCACCTCATCAGCTTCTTTAATATCAGGATAAGAAAGGATTGATAATTTGTAGAGCTTTCAAAACTTACCATCGGTCATTAACTGTGAGTTCTCATTTACTGCCGTTAAATATCAGGAATAAGAGCCAATAGTTTCTTTACCATTGGCTACATTTCCTGTATAAACTAGTCTTTTAACTTCAGCTATGCAATTACTCAACATAAATGATCCTGTATCTATCTAAAAGAATTCTGCATTCATCAGTCAAATCCTTAGTAGAATAAGTGATAGAGTAGTCACTCAATCTTTCACTTGCTACTCAGACTTTTTCATGATATTTGTTTTTAACTAATTCAATTATTACCATAAAAATATCATGAGGGATCGAATTCAGGTCATTCAAAGAATAATTCTGAAAGGTATATCAGTTAATATAAGCAATAGCAGAATTAATCATAAGAACGATTTTAGTTTGATCATTCTCTCATAATAAGGTTGATAAAATATTAATTAGTTCTTCCTTACTCATTATTTTCTTCCTTTCTTATTAGGTTTTAAAGCTTTATTTTTGGTGTTAGTAAAGTCTTTAATCTGATTTATAAATGAAGGTTTTTCTAATGGTTTCAAATAAGTCGTACCATAAGCTCTTCATAATTTTTCATCAAGATGAACGACTTCTCAGACTTTATGTCATTCAATCTTTCATTTAAGTACTAGGTATTTCATGCACTAATAATTATAGGATAAAAGAGGGACAAAAGTCCCTCATACTAGTCGTCTCCATTATCATTACTATCATTTACTGTATCATCATCTCCAGTAACGGCAGGTTCTGTTGGAGTTTCTGTTGGAGTTTCTGTTCCATCAGTAGTAGTTTCTGAAGCTGTTTTTATGATAGAAAAAGCCTCTTCAACCAATGCTAATCCACAAACCCTAGCTGATGCTTTGAGAGATTTTATATCTTTCTCCCAGTCTCCAGATTTATAACCCATTTCAAAAGTAAGTCCTCTTTTAATTCCGATATTATAGAATTTAAGAGATCCAAATACTATGAAAGGAGTATCTGTACCTATTGAACCAGAAGGCATAACATCTGTTAATTCAACAGGGTAACCTAAAAGATATCCTTTTTCTCCATTATCTAGAGTTCTATAAAGAGGTCTTCATTCCTCATCTTTGAGTTTTTCGATAACGGCTATGGCATCCTGGGACATATACCATTTTGGTTTATGATTTCTCTTATATTTGAGATCTATTTTTCTCGTTGCATCGATAAGAGCATCGTGGTCGAGAGTAGATATTCCTCAAGTAAGAGTGATAACATTAACATTCGTTAAATTTGTTATTCAAACCATCTCAGAATTATTAGTTGAATCACCAGTTCCCAATAATACTTCTGTATCTAAGAACTTAGCAAAAGCCTCAGCAAACTCTAATTGAGCAGCACTCCAGATTTCATCTGAATCGGCTTCATCTTCTATTAATTCATAAGTTGAAGAAAGAATAGCACCTACTTTTTTTGCTATCATTTGTTTTCTTTCATAGGTCATGGCAGTATCTTGATAAGCCTGAGCTTGATCCGTGTAGAAAACCTGGACTCATTCATTTCTAAGGGTGAAATATTTAGTATCAGATTTCATTCTTTGGACATTACAATCTTTCCAAATTCAGTAATCTCACATAATTCTAAATACTCCTTTTTCAAATTCAGGATGAACTAGGTAACCTCAATCTTGAGCAGTTCCTGTATTCATCGCCTTGATTCAACTAAGGTCTCATTTCTTTAGCCCTTTAAGAGCCTCTACAAATAAATCCTTAGTTTCCGTTAAATCATCATCTTTGGATGATCAGAATTTAGCCTTTTCAACTAATTCTTTTAATTGAGCTTTTATCTCTTTAATATCAGCATTTTCTGATAGATTAAGCTCTTTAATTCTAGCTTCAACTGCTGCATCGACAGCCTCAGGAACTCCATCTTCTAGCGATTTAGCAATTAAGTCAGCAATTTGGTTTAATTGTTCTGGTGTCATTATTATAATAAACAATAAATAAAAAGCTCAGAAAAGCCCCGCTTGCAACCTATAGGCTTTTCTTGAATGCAGATAAGCCTTCATTAACAGTTCTGGCTATGGTCTGCATGGTTTCTTTTGCTAAGATATTAGCATCAGAAAGTTTTTTAGTATTGCCATCTACTAAAATTTCTAAGAGAGATTTAATATCATTGAGAGTATTTAGTATTTCTTTATTTGATATTGAATTTTCTCAGGAATTATCTATATTATCATCAGTTGAATCACTGGAGTTTTCAGATTTCTTCGTACCTGAAAACGAAGGTGATTCTTCTTTTTTTTCTAGCATTCAATTTTCTTCTAATAAGGCTTTCTGATCCAAAGATAAAGCATTTGGATTACATGGAACAGCAACGAAGGATAATTCTAAAAGCTCGGCACTTGTTATAATTCTCTTATTTGATTCATCTCTTGATTTAGGAATGAATCACACACTCACTGTTTTTACCATTCATTCATCATAGAGGTCAGCTAGCAATTTTCATAAAGGATTGGCCTCAGAAAATACTCATTCAATTATCAATTGGTTATCCATAACATATAGCGAGGTCGCTTTACCTACAATATTTTCTATTTTGTAGATATGGTTTGCTATGATAACAGGATTCTTCATGAAATTCTTATAATCCCATCAGTTAGCTTTTATAATTTCTCATGATCTATCAGAGTCTTCAGTTGATGCAACAACTCTGAATCTTCTTCCTTTTTTGACTTCTTTTGTATCAAAAGAAGAAATCAGATTTTTTAATTCATTTATTTTTTCCTCAGTTAATAACATGGTATTTTTTGTAAATGATAAAAATTAATAACTCTCTTGAGTATTTTTTAAATATACCTCTATTGCTTTATGAGTTCTTACATCATAATGTCATTTGAAAGATAATGATTGTTTGGTAACATCATCAACGGTAAATGCTGGAGTCCAATCAGTTATTTTTATTTTAGATAAATCTAGCATAAAAGTAGGGTAGTTGTCTACTCATTCATAAGGATGTTTTGTGTCTTCTGCTAGAATCCTTAGAGCTTTTGGAGTTCCATTTAAGAAATAATCTTTATAGGTATTATCTTCAAAAAGGAGCTCCATAGAACCTTCTATTGAAAAGGAGGAATTGATATAATCAATAGGATCAATTGATGATAAACATTCGATATCTTTAATTTCCTTTTTGATGGAAACAGTTATAGATTGCAAACAGATATTATCTGCATTATCTAATCATTCCAGGTTGTTTGCTATAAAAACTTTTAGCATATTTGCTACAAATCCGTTCTCATCTGTATAAGAAACAACATGAGTAGAACTTTCTCATTTCTTAGCTTTTAAATTAATGGAAACGGTAAATTTTCATCATACATCTGCGGTAAAATCCATTGATTCAATCATTGCTAATGGATAACTGCTACTTGAAATAGGAGTAAAACATCCAACTGTTAAAGTTGGGTGGGTATTAGATTCTAATAAAGAAAAGTTATGTTCATAAATTCCATCTTCTCAATCAGAAGTTACTGATCATAATAAAGCCTTTAAGAAAAATCAGATTCAATTTGGATAAACCTGACCTCCAATAGTTCATTCAGCCCATTGCTTTGTTACTTCTGAATTAATGGAATCAACAATGGTGTCAACAACTCCTGAATCGGATTCAACATTTGCTTTATCGGAGAAAGTGTTATCTGTCCGAGGAAATCGGTATTGAATAGGTAGTTTCTTTTCTCATCTTCTTGTTTCCAAAGAAACTCAAACTCCTACTTTTTTTCATGTGAATGGCATAAATCAATCAGTTATGATATAAATTTATGCCTTTACTATGTTTATTAAAAAAAGAAATTCAAAAATCTGGGTGTAAATCACACCAATTTTGGTGTTTTAAGTTTTATATTTTATAAATTAATTGTTAATCCTTCTAGTCAATTTGCTATATCTTTAGCATCTGATATTACTTTTTGAAATTCTTCTTCTGCATATCAATTTTCATAAGCTCTTTCACGAACACGAGATAGATAATGTTCTAATTCATCATTACTTATATCTCCATGTTGATTCAAATAGAAAGTTCTAATAAACTGGTCTTCATCCCAAGGCTGTATAACATTATGAATATGATCCAATCTCTTATCTTTCATTCTTTATTTTCGATATAAACAGATATAGTTTATAGTAATTTCATATTAAAATAAAAGAAAAACAGGATTTTTTGTAATCCTGCCTTCTCCATGAAAAAAACTATCTTTCTTGCGACTTACCTCTTTCGAGGCGACTTTAACATAACTAATTCCACTCTTATTGCAAGGGATAGTCATAAAAAATATAAATGTCAAACTTTCAGATATTAATTATTATTAATGAAATTCACTCCGTAGAGTAGACGAAAAAGACAACTTATTGACATTTGACAAATTATGTCATAAAATTTGCATTTAAAAATATAATGATTAAACTTGTATCCGTGTGGTAGAACTTTGCCACAGTGGTTGCTCAGTAGGGTAGCCACTTTTTTTATTCAACATTATAAGCCTCATTAACTACGGCTTTTGCTATATGGTCATATTTATAATAGGTATCATCTCATACCAGGAACATGTATTTTTTAATCCATTTTTTAGGCCGTTTAAGTGTATATTTTAGGAATATGAAATACTGCAATTTAAATGGCTGATCATAAAAAAGCTTCATTTTTCCTAAAGGCCGTCATTCAGGTGGATATGGTTCTCGATATTCTGGATTAAACATTAGCTTTTTTAGATGAAATAAATCTGAACATCTGGTTGTTTGTTTAATTCAAATCGCATTCTCATTGCTATTGAATCTGCAAAGTCTGGAGACCTTCAAATTAACTGTTTGATTTCTTCTTTAGTAATAATCTCTAACTTTCCTCATTTGTCAGGGTTTTTCTGTTTTATAACATCCAGTTCTTCTATAATATTTTCTTTATCGGTGTTGTTGATAACTATTAGTTTCATCTTTCCTGAAGTGATAATAGGTTCTAATTCAAAATAACATTGATCCTTCAGATTTTTATAGTTCCTGAGCTCTTTTTCTTCTTCCGATAGGATAGGGGAGGAGTTATTTATGAATCATTTACAGCCTAGCTGGTCTACCACTCATCAACCTACTCAGTCTTCATCGCAGATGGTATGTGAATTCTTTACATCATATTGCTTTTGTAGTCATCTAATAATATTTGAAGTTTCTGTTGTTCTATTCTTTCTGAAACTAAAGACCTTTCATATCCATCCATCTCGAACAATTGTGACTGTTTTATCCGATCCCAATCTAGCAATATCGGAAGTTATATAATGCTCTCAACTTTCTCATGGATTCGTAAATAAATCAGTTATTGAATCATATTCATATAGTTTGGTTGGATCGTCATCGTATTCCCAGTTTCATTTCAGAAGTCTTTCCTTGGTAACCTTATCCGCCCTTTTCAATCAGTCTTCATATTTCTTATGGTCTATAAATGGATTATCTTTATATAACGAAGGGATGAATATTCTATCATCAGGCAGTGTTCATTCTTTAAAGGGTTTAATAAAGTCTGAATATAAATGACATTTCATAGGGTTGCAGGTCATGATAATTTTACCAACCAAGTCGTATTCTCTAATCTTTTCAGTACACCTGGAAAGAATGATATCGATAGCTTTCCTTGATACTTGCTGAGCCTCATCAACGAATCAATAAGTTATTTCATAAGAACCTAGCCAGTTGAATTCAGGATCGGAAGGTTGCTGTCTCAATGGAACGAAGATAACTTTTGAACCATTATAATATTTCAATTCTTTTGTTTGGAGATTCAGAACATAATCATCCCAAGGTTTCATTTCATGATGATTAAGAACTTTAATCAAAGTCGTCAGGGTAGTTTTTCTTAAATCGTCCCATTCTTCTCTTCATACCAACCAAACGATTCAGGGTTTTTGAATGCAGGTCATATTGATAATTTCACAGACTCATCGAGATTTTCATCATCTAGCTCCACCTCAATAAAGTATTTCAGTAATATTTCTATCATTGAACTTCTTCCAAAGTTCCTGCTGTTTCTCAGTTAGTTTTACCTTTAGTTTCCTTTCCATCAGTTGTTGCATCTTCTATAATTATGGAAGTAAAACCTATTCAATTAACTGTATTCTCAGCTTTATCTTTCCATTCAGGGTCTCTTCTTTTTAGAAACTCCAGAGCATATTTAGCAGATAAAGCTAGGTCTTTTGAGTTTATAGCTTTGAAAATAGCTTCTTTTGAAAAGACGAAGGGGAAGTTCCTACAGTCTTCCATTCTCTCAAAAAACCACGGATATTTTTTAATCCAATTGAAATAATTCTGTTGAGAAATTCCTGCATAAATACAGGCTTGTGCTATTGATGAACCAACCTTCAATGATTCCTCTAGTTTTTTGAGTACCTCATCTGTTAATGCACTAGGTCTTCATCATTTATTTTTTTTCTCCATTTTAGATTATTAAGAATCTAAAATTTGTGATATATCGACATCTCTATTTAAACATTTAATTTCTCAATCTGGACTTAGGTTATGATACCTTCTGATAACAACTTCTACATACTTTGGATCGAGTTCCATCATATAACACTTTCTTCCATTCTGTTCACATGCAATAAGTGTCGTTCAACTTCATCCAAACAAATCTAAAACTAAATCATCCTTTTTTGATGAGTTTTTAATTTGATAATCTATCAAACCGACTGGTTTCATTGTTGGATGTTCTGCACTTTTCAATGGTTTATCTCGGTCTATAATAGTAGCTTCAGCTCTTCATCAATACCATTTATGAGTTCAGGTATCTTTCCATCAATAAAGGCATGGTTCATGTTTCCATTGATAATCCTGTCTTCATAAAACAAGTGAGTTTTTATTCCATATCAATTGTTGCCTTACTGATAATCATGCATCTGTGAGAGCTGTTTCAAAGTTGATAACTTCACGGCTTGCATGTCGTACGTAGAATCCAGCTCAATCTTTCATGCTTTCAAAAGCATTAGTAAAAGCTGAATTCAGAAATTCGTAAAAAGCATCCGTTCACATTTTGTCATTCATTATCTTTTTTCAGTTTCATCATTCATAATCGACATTATAGGGTGGATCAGTTTGGAGAAGGTCTGCCAGTTCTCAATTCATTAATTTATCAATATCTTCTTTTTTAGTTGCATCTCCACAAACCAATCTATGAGTTCATAACTGAAATACATCTCCATATTCAACTGTTACTTTTTTATTAACTTCAGGGATATCATCTTCCTCGATTTCAGTTTCCTCTTCGTCAAAAAGCTTCAAATCAGGGAATAGCATTTCTGCACTAAGATTTAAATCTCATATACTTAAATCAAAGTCTAAATCTGATAATTCTAATTTCAGATTCTCAATATTCCAGTTACTTTCATTGAGTTTGTTATCCAAAATTCTCAATTTCTTAATCTGACTCTCAGTCAAATTTTCTAGTTTAACGACAGGAACTTCAGTTAGTTCCAATAATTTTGAAGCTAAAAGCCTTCAATGACCAATTATAACGTTGTTTTCTTTATCTACTACTAAGGGCTGAATGAATCAAAACTCCTTAATAGAATTAGCGATTCTCTCTACTTGCTCCTCATCATGAATCTTGTTGTTCTTTGAATAGGGCAGTAGAGTACTCGGATCTAGATATGTTATTTGCATGATTAATAAAAAAGAGAAATAAATGTATCAGATTCAAACTGATATTATTTCTCACCCTGGAAATATTATATAGTTATTATGATTAATTGCAATATTAGTTAAAAAGCTTTATTGTTGTTTTGTCAAAAAAATAACCAGAAATCTGATTTTTTGGCTTGTCTAACTCTTTTTCTAAATGGGGGATTTGCTACGGAGTAATTCAAGTCTATAATTATGATTATTCAATTTTGACTTGTCTACATTTCAAGCCTTATTTCTCAATTAAACCTAAGGTTATTTTTTGGTTTTGGTTTGGTTGTGTTTTGGTTTTTCTTAGTTTTGAACCTTAAAAACAATTTTATCAAAAATCTACTTGCATTTAATTTTTTTTCTGATAACATTATGATGTGATTGAAACCACAAAATAGAATGAAAGGCCTTTCGTTATATTATTATTGGTTCTGTCCAGAAGAAAAACACTTTGAACTTTAACTTTATTCATTCTAAAACCATTTTATTTTGTTGTTTTATCACGGAGATGAAAATAGAAAAATTTATTGATCGACTAAAGATCAACAAACAATATGCTAAATCAACCATAACCTCATATACAAGGACGTTGAAAAATTTTGATGGATATTTGAAAAAGCTGACCCTTAAAGTAAGATGAATCGAAGATACGGATCAACTTAAAGTTAGTGATGTTGAATCGTTTATCGTTGAGGAGAAAACTAAATGAAAATCAGCGAGAACTTGTAATGGATATTTGGCATGTTTAAGGGACTTTATCTATTATGCGGAACGCAGTGGAGAAAAAGTCTTTAATTATAAGGAGATCGTCCTTATGAAAGAACAAAGAAGAAAAATTGATGCTTTAACTGAAAATGAGGTTCAGAAATTGCTAAATTATATGAAAGCCGATGATTCAAAAGATGAATTAACTAAAACTAGAGATTATGCGATGGTTTCAATTCTTCTTTATACATGACTTAGAGTTAGTGAATTATGCGACATCAAAGTTGATGATGTTAAGGAAGAATTGCAGATCATTTGAAAGAACCAAACATTAAGATTAGTTTATCTATTCCAGGAACATTTAACTTTGATCAGATTATATTTATTTCTTAGACAAGGACAAAAAATTCAATCTGATTACTTGTTCTGTTCCCATTCAAACAATACAAAATGAAAAAAATTATCTAGAACAACGATAGAAACGATTGTCAGAACCGCAGGGATAAACGCCTGAATTAGTAATCCTGTTTGGCCTCATAAATTGAGACATACGTTTGCTACCAGTTTATTAAGAAGATGATGAAATCTATATTATATTAAGGAATTATTGGGGCATCAGCATATAACTACGACTCAAACTTATTTAACTGCGACCAATTCAGACCTCAAGAAAACTCAAAGTTTATTGAAGTATGCAAGGGGAGTAGAGGAGATTGAGGAAGAGTTAACTCCTATGCCTGAACAAATTATTATTAAAGACAAGAACTTATTTAATCAATTTAGAAATCCTATTCCTTCTTTTCAGCAGTGATTTGGAAGGGGAGTATCCAATTATCTTTGATATTAACTCTTATGATTTTACAAAAAGTAAACTCCCCCATTTTTGATTCAAAAAATTTGGGGGTTTTTATTTTAACTGAATCTATTTCATACACAAATTTATAAAATATTAAAAATTTATGATCCATGGATGATGAAAATTTTAATAAAAAGGGAATAAAAAAATCTGAATAAGAAAAAACGTGGAGGAATGAAAAATATATAAAAATGAGTGAAAAATGAAAAATACAGAAAATTTTAAGCGATGTTTTTTGTTCAGGGTGGATAATTGTTCCACTTTGAATAAAAACGTGTCTTATTTTCATCGCCGTATTTATACCAGTTAAGAACTAGGAAATGTCATATTTTGGAAAAATATACCATAAAATAAGGGGAGTTTTGTTAGCTTGAGTATTGATTTCATGCTCTCCGACTCTCAAAAAGATTTTTTTACTATCTACTTGCAATCCAATTTTTATTTTTTATAATATGGTTATTCGTACGGTTAAATTGTTGTATAAGTGAGTTCAAGGGCTAAAGCCCTCAAAAAATATAAAAATTTACTTTGCACAATGTACCACTCGCAAACCGAGAGATCAAACTGCACTAATCGAATATAAAGCTTCAGACTTAATGTCTGGGGCTTTTTTTAAACCTTCTATCACACAATAATAAGGTTCTACCAAATTTATAAAAGCACCAGAAGGTTTGCTTACGGTACTGCTCTATAACAGTACTGTAGAAAGGATAACTAGCAAACCGCCCGACTACAGTACTCTTATAGATTGGTACTTTCTGAATTCTAGAATAGGAAAAGGCTAATCGAAAGAGACTAGCCTTTTATTTCTATTATTCGATTCGGTATGAAACTTATGTCAAAGTGAAACTGAAGAAACTACTACTGATTCCAAAAGGGAAAAGAAAAACCAGTAGAAGTTGTAAAGGAGGGTGGACGCTACTATTTAGCAAAATATATCGTCGGAAGATGATTGACTGCTATTGGTAACCCACTCAAGCAATTTACATTTATCAGGTAAAAGAACGATGAGACTTAGAATCTCAGATGAAATTATTGAGATAGCTAAAAGACATCAAGATGTAGATGAAAGAATACAAATCTATTGAAAAGCTGTGCTATATGCTATTGAAAAACAGATAGTGGATGAAAGAATGGCTGAATACCTAGACCCTAACACTAGGAGAAAACTGAAAATGAAATGAAATCAAAACAGTGTGGGACACACTGTATCAAACAGAGTGGGACACACTGTTTATGAAACAGAATGAAACAAGCCGTTAGACAAGGAAAATTATACCACTAAACAGTGTGGGACACACTGTATCAAACATAGTGGGACACACTGTTTAAAAAATAGAGTGGGACACACTGTTAAAAGCAAGGCGACAAGCAAGAAAAATCAGATTTCAGAAGAGGCTTTGGCTATATATATAAGTAATAATAATTTATTATATAGTATAGTATGTAAGTATATAGAGAGTAATAAATGATACTGATCTATAGCATATCAAATAAATAAACAATGAAAAGAAAAATATATCTATAGCCAAATGAAAGAAGCTGAAAAAGTAATTAAAGAAATCTGATTAAAAAATCTCAAAGATATTCTTGAATTCATATCCAAAGATGACTTCCGAAGTAAACAAATCCTATCAATAGCTAAACTCAATAGAAAAAACAAGGATGGAGTGCCTTATCATGTCGTAATCATGGACAAGATGAAACCTCAGAAACTGCTACAAGAAAGACAGCAAAGAGCAATTGAATTACACAGACAGCAGGTAGCAGAACAGATTAAATCTTTTAAATCAGAAATAAACGAAAATGAGCAAACTGGAAATCAAGAAGGAAACTATAACCGAAGAGAAAATATCAGCCTTAGTTAATTTCCTTGATACATGAGTCATCCCTGAGTGATGGACAGAAAGCAAGCTAGCGATATTCTACTGACAAATCAAATATCACTGAATGAAACTAGATAAAGCTGAAGAACGGTTAGAAAAGGACAGACAGAAGAAAAGAGAAGCTTATAAATGGAGAATCCTTAACGAGATAAAAAAGTGAAATGAAGACATGAAGAATGAAAATGGATGATGATACAACCCTTACAAATATGAGATTGTGAATGTTAAAAGTTGGGAACACTGAAGAACAATGCAAATCTGATTTAGAGATATTGATATTGACTGAAAGACTAAATGGCAACACTCAGTATTAATTGAAGAGGTGCACAATCCTGATTTCTTTCAAGAAATGTTGGAGAAATATGCTCCACATATAGAAAATTTATAAACTAATTGATTCTAAAAAAATGGCAAAGACAGCAAAAATTACAGAAATCTGAAAGAGTTACTCTTTCGAGTCTAAATTCTGAACGAGATGGAATATCAAAATTAAATTGGATGACTGAACGGAAGGGTCAATCATCAAAGAAAAACAAGATGCATTAAATGTCGGAGAAGAAATAACATACGAAACTACAGAAGATGATTACGGAGTACATATCAAACAGATTCAGCAAAAAAAATGGAACGGATGAAGTAAGAACTCAGACAAAGCATTATTCATCTGCAAAGCTATGGAATGTGCAGTAAGAATGGTAGCTTGTGGAGATACAGAGAAAAAAGATTTAGAAAAATCATTTAATCGATTTTATGACATTATGAGCAAGAAAAATGGACAATAGAATACTACGATTTGATATAGAAACGTGTCCTGAAGTTACAACGGAGGTTGAATGGGCAACGTATCCTAAGAGACAATGTTGGGAAAAGAAAGCTGAAAATAATCCTGAAATAGATGGAAGTTTCAAATCTTATCTCAAGAAAGCATGAATTTATCCAGAATTTTCAAAGGTTGTTTGTGTAAGTTTCAAAGTGGATGATCATGTGAATACAATCATATCTCAGAATGAACGAGCGGTATTGAGTCCAGCATTTGAAGTGTTTAGAAGTTGGAACGGAAAACTTGGTGGATTCAATATCTACAACTTCGATATTCCTTTCCTACGAAAGAGAGGAATTATAAACGGATTCAAGCCACCTATGAAGTTATGCATTGCAGATATGAAACCTCGAGAAATGTGAGAAAATATAGTGGATGTAATGCAGATATGGAAACAGACATCGTTCGCATGCTCGCTTGATTTACTTTCTCAGACTTTACTTTGATATAGTCCGAAATCAGATGGAGCAGGTGACATGGTCGCAAGTGCTTATAGGTCTTTGAACTTCGATTGGATTAAAAAATACTGCGAATGAGATGTAGATTTCACGATTATGTGTTATGATAGAATCATGAATCCTGTGGTGGTAAAGGAAGAAGATATGGTCGTTCCAGTTCAAGAATGAGCTGAAGTAACATCTCCTTTCTCAAGCGATACATGAGATGAACCAGTGGAGTTTAAAGAAGATGATTGACAAATAGCTGTTGCAGATATTGAAAAGACAATCGATGCTATAAAGTGAAAAAATGAAGTTTCAGAAGAGCAATTAAAAGCATTTGATGAATGAATCGAAGAAAGAATGGCTGAAGCAAAGGCGGTAGCAGAAAGAAAAATGAGCGAACCTATAGAACAGTGACCTTTACCTTTCTAAAGCTATCAAAATGACTGATGAAGAAGCTAAAAAATTTGAACAGATGATAGATAAAAAACGAGACAAAGTAAGGAATATGACAGAAGAAGATACTGTCAAATCTATGGAAAGAAAGCTAAAAGATGTAAAACCCTTATATAAACGGAGGGTATGGAAGAAGTGAAAACGAGTTCTTACTTACAAGCCATATCCTCCTGATGATTACCATAAACGAAGATAAACCTTTTATCCTTAAAAAAACGAAAGCATGGACTTATTTGAAGACATTAAAAACTTATCAGAGGCAAGAGACCTCTTGGCAGTTATTCAGAATGACCCACAAACAATTTGTGAGCAATACTGAATTGAAATGGATGACATGATAGCTGTGGAAGAAGAAGTTATACAGAGAATAAATGCTATTGAAGAGAAAGATATCAAAAGATATGTCGAATATAAACTCTCAATAGTGAATGATACAGAAATGAGAAAAGCATGAATTAAACAAGAAATTGAAAGATTACAAAAATTACTGGATACAGTCGAGAAAGAATGAGAAAAAGCCAAAAAGAGTATCGACTGGATCATGAAAGCAACGAAAACAGAGAAATTAGAAACAGCTTTGAATAACCTTTCATATCGTAAATCAGAATCAGTTTCAATTCTTGATGAGGCATTGATTCCTGAAGAATACTGGAAGGAGAAAGTGACAAAAACCATCGATAAAGTCAGCATTAAAGATGCTATCAAAAGTGGAAAGGATGTAGCAGGTGCAAGTATTCAAGAAAATATGAACTTACAAATTAAATAAATGCGGTAACCACGGATTGCTAGTTCCGAAAACAAAAACAAAAAAACTTTTATTCTTAACTAATAAAAATGACAAAAACTTCAAAAAACATCTTAATGGTTTTAGTAGCAGTAATTATGTGACTTGTTGGATATGCAATAGCGAGCCAATCAAAAGTAAACGCTCAGCAAAAAATTATCGAACAACAACAACCTATAGTAGATGCTGCATCTAGGATGGCTGAATTGGATAGATTAATTGAGCTTTCTCAAAATGCATATCAAGACGCATTAGAGAATAAAAAAGCATGTGAATCTCTCCGAAATAGAAAGATGGATGAAGCTCACAAAAAAGCTGATGAATACAGAAATGAAATCTCAGAGTTACAGGGTTTTCTTCTGAGCAGATAAGCTCCGACAAAAATCCAGTTGAAGAATATACGGCTGAAGAAAAAGAAATAATAGAGAACATCGAACGAGCTATGCAAGAGGCAGATAATAGAGTTAATAAAAAAATAATTCATAAATGATTCGCTGAAGATAGCCCAGTTCAAAAATATGTACAGTATGCGTATGAAATTGGCTGATTAGATCTTGTTACTATCTTAGACTGTGAGAATTGATATCGAGATATGTACAGACAAAGTGATATAATCAAGAATTGAAAAAGGGAAGAAAGTTATGGATTTTGTCAGATTCATAGACCATCACAACCTGACATAGTGGATAATCCATTATTCTGGAGTGATTGGAAATGGCAATTAGATAGATGTAAAGAAATTAGGAACAGAGAATTAGCAGATTGAAGAATTAGATTTAATGCAGAAAAAAGAAAAATCAACGGAGTCTTATGCCCAAAGTATGTAGAAAGCAGATTTATATTAACTGATAAATAAAATGAAAGACAAAAAAATAAACATGGTGGCTTTCTTGCTAGCTCGAGTGAGTGTGTTCTGAATGCTATGTTTAATACGATGGATAACGTATTTATATCAAGATTCATCAACAACATACGAGCCATTTGAGAAATGTCTAATAGTAGGTTCTGATAGAGGAGAATCGTTTATAAAAAATAATTCAGATCCAGCTTGTGTCAAATAGCATTTTATTTCTTAAACATATACAAAATGGTGATATTATTCTTAGTTACAGCAGTCGCATGACTAATTTGAGTAGGTTATGCACGAGGGAAAACTCGCACATCTAATCTATGCTATGAAGAGGAGCAGGAACTCATAGCTGAAAAAAATTGGTGGATTGACAAATTCAATGACTCGCAAGATGATTTGAAGAAAGTCAAAAGCGAGCTTAAAGATGCTATCGAAGAAAAGGAAAATATAGAAGCTCAATACTTTATACTCCAAACTAAAGCTGAGAATTTAGAGAAAGAAAAAATACTCACAATAGCTGAAGCAAATAAAAAGATGATAACTCAGTTATATGAAGTAGACGGGCTCTCTCTAAAAGCAATCGCAACTATTATTTGATGTGGAACAAGCACAATCCAAAGAGCAGTAAAAAAACGAGGTCTTGTTAGACAAAAATAAAAAGTCACAGGGGTTGGGTTGGTGGCAAAATGTCACCATCTCATAGGGATATTAACCGCTCACCCTCATACGAAGTGGTTTATCCCTATGAGGTAACACTCACTCTAAGCGGATGGAGGTACATCCTGATGGTCTTGGTGGCTCGTAGCTCTTGTATCCGATTCTGAATATCCAAAAATTATGTCGCAACTACGAGCCATTTAATCAGATTTTATTTCTTATTTTATACTCATGTTTAACGAAAAAATCCTAAAGGTAGCAAAAAGGTTACTTGACAAAAAGAATATAGAATGGGTTAGTGGAAGTATGCATTACAAGATTGATGAAAATTTACTCCTTATTACTGATTCATTCGTACTTGCTGAAATTCAAATGCCAAAAAAATACAAGCAAAGATTTGAAAATCAGGAAGTAAAAGAAATCACAATCGATTATTACACGGCTTGCTGATTGTTAGCAATGCTTGAGCATAAAGATGCAGTTTGGGAGATTTCAGAAATATCTACCTGAAAAGCAATGGTGCAGAACTTCGTTGAATATGAATTACAAGATATAACTTCTAAGAAACATGGAACAAAAGTCAGAATTCCTGTTATTGATGCACAAAAAATACCACAATATAAAGAATTGAGTCTTTTTAACTGAAAAGAAGATAGTGTTAAAGAAATTCAATTTACATCGGAGTTTGAGAAATTTCAAGAAGTAAGTGGATTATTGTTAGGTAATTGGGATATACCAGTAGCAAAAGTATCTAATGAAACATATACGATAGAATGAACTATTACTGATTATTTATGAGAAGCTTTGAATTTCAGAGTTTGTGTAAGGAGAGCTCAAGAATACGAATAACAAATTTGTCCATGCATGACATAAAAAGGCTAGCAGATTACCTATATCGTGAGGTATAGGTGGGGAAACCAAAGAGCCCTTTCATGAGTCTGTGGCTGATAGCCGTACATATCAGGCGTTATGTAGATAAAAAATAAAAATGCTTGTTCAGAGTAAAATTAACTTCAAACTTAACTGCAAGGGTACGGACTTGCTTATAACCTCTCCCTAGTTGGCAGTACCCATATAAGTCTATGGGAAGTGTCGGTGCAATTCCGACAGAGAGGCGATTACGGTTCGCCAAAACCAAAACTTAAAAGGTCGCCAAACACTTTTATTCCTTTATAAAAACGAAAGATGGCAGGAGAATGAATGTTCCTTACACCAGATTATATCCTACAGGATATGCCAGTGGACTTTTTCGATTTTCAATTCGTGATGAATGCGGATTGAACAATGAAAGAATGTAAATTTAACTGAGAGGTATTAGACCCAGCTATTTGAAGTAGCTTGTTTGTAATCAGAGAAAAATACCTGAATAAAAGCGAGAGGCTAAAAAAGAGAACTAAAATTTTTGAGAAAAAACAGAAAAGCTATGCAGAACAGCAAGAAGCACGAGCAAAAGGTAGAGACCACTTACAAGACCATATCAGAAGAAGTGAGCAAAAGCTCAGTGAGTATAAGAATGTAATACTCGCCTTCTGAAAGTTGGCATCTTGTAGTTCAATAAGCAAATAAGGATGAAAAAAGATACACCATCAAGTAATAAACCATTTGAAAGGGGATTGTATCAAAGTCTATGTGAATGATTATCAATGAATACAGCTTTTACCACTTTCCTAGAGATAGTGATTATCTCCGTACTGAATGTAAATCCAGCGGTGCAATGATCTGATAGATGGCAGGAAAGAGAAGAAAAATATAAAAGGCTGATTGATACACGGAAAGATAAGACAATCCCTATTCAAATGCTATCAGATTTAGTCCAATTGATGCAGGAGCACCACGAAGAAAAGAAAGATATAATCTGAGAAATGTATGAAAATTTTATCTGTCAGTGAGAGCATGGACAATTCTTCACTCCACCACATATAGCTGATTTCATGGCTCAAGTGGTGGAAATTGAGAATGTAGAGCCGTGAAAAACTGTAATAGATATGACATGCTGAAGTGGTAAGTTGCTTATGTGAGCATTAAAAAATAATCCACGAGTAGACTTGCTTTGAATGGATTTAGACCGTAGGTGTGCTATGATGGCTTGCATCAATTGTCTATTCTATGGTGGGTGCTGAACATTCTTAGTCTGAAATTCACTAGCGAATGAGTTTGAAGATGGATGGAGAGTCAGCTATGGAATGTTATATGAAATTCCGAAAGAAGAGTTAAAAGAAATTGATTTGAATAAAAAAATCGAACAGAAAGCACAGTCAGTTTCGTTAGCTGTAGAAAAATCTGACACAGAAAAAGCAACGAGCTATAAAGTGTGAGTATGAATACAACAATCTTTATTTTAAATAATTTATAGGATGGACAAATTAGAAAGTATATCATGGTTAATTGCTATGTTATTTGCATTCTGGTGCTTCTTCAAGAGTGGGAAATATTACGACAACAAGGAATACGCAAGGTCGTGTCATCGGCTCATGTGGGGAATGTATATCATGATGATATGAGCTATACATTACAAATAATCAGACTTTTATCATTAATTTATCGATAAATGGCAAAGAAAATAGTATTAAATGCTGAATTTAAAGAAAGGTTAGAGGATTCAAAAAAATCAAAAATTATAGAAGACCTTTCTTATAAAGTTAATGAGATAGCACATAAATGGGCACAGGAAATTATAGAAAAACGATATAAAGATATAATAGAAGCAAATAAAATTTTATCAGAAAGTAATGAGGAACTATATAAAGCAAATAGAAAATTATTCAAAATCTGATTATTCTTAGCTTGATTATGTATCTTACAGAGTGCTACTTATTTAATTTTACATTATTATTTTCATAAATCATGCTAACAGTAGAAAAACTAAAAGCTATGCAACCGTGAGAAATCTTTGCTAAATGAGAAGCTATCGATGATTGAAAGGTGTTTAATATCTGGGGAGAATGACATAAACTCCAACGAGTAGCTGTAAGAGGTAAAGGTTATCACGATCGAGCGATTTATTTTCACATAATAAATCCAGAAGCAGCAGAAGAAGCTGTAGCTGATTCAGATTTAATCTCTTACTTATATAGTAGCGAATGGGGAGATGAACATATCGCAAGTAATGGAGATAAACTCACAAGAGAAAGCACGATAAAAACATTAGTTCCGTGCGATGATGAAGCTTTTAATTTGTATAGGTATTAATCATGAATAAAAAACCAAAGAAGACTAAATCAGAGAAAGTTCAGACTTATTTATCTTTTTATGAGCCTATGCTAAATCTCGAAATCAGATTATACATGGGTGATGAATGAGAAAGAGAATTTGGAGAACATTTATACGATGTCAGTGGCAGATACCTTGATATAGGAGAGGCAGGAAATACGATAACAGAGCCGATAGAAGCTGGCGATGGATGATATTTCCGAGCAATGCGAGTAAGGGATAAAACATCTGTTAGGTATCTGATACATGAAATGTATCACATGGTAAATGCTATCAAAGATGCATACGACTTAGGGGAAGAATGAGGAGCTTATCTTATTGGATGGCTTGCTGAAGAGATTTATTTACAAATTAATAATTAATACCTATGAGAAAACGAGAAGAAAAACCTATAAACAGGAAAGACTTGGATATAAAAACTAAAGACCCAAGATGGAGAAAATTCGTAGATTTATTCCATGAATGGTGGAAAGAAAAATTTTGAGAAGATTCTTATTTTACTTACAAAAACAGATTTGATAATGTGCATATTTTATCAAGGAGTTTTTGACTCGTGCAGTGGCTTGTTGAAAAAGACCATATCGAACGAAAGAAATTCTGAGAAATGGATACAGATATTAGTAAATATTCAGATTTTGAGTTGTCTTACGATACACCAATAGAAGATTATACAAATATTCTATTAATGGAATTATCAATACATGATAGTCCTGTCAGCTTTTTACTTGATATTATTAAATAATCATGAATCCAAAAAAAATGTTTGAAAGAATGGGTGGTATCAATGAGAACTCAGCAGTCGAGAAAGAACCATCAATGCAGGTGGAATATTTAAAGGCTGTAGTATATTACAGATGATGGAAGTTTCTAATCTATCCTAAAACTTGATATTCAGTAAATGAAGAAATGGAGTTTGAGATAGAGATTTCTCATAAAAATTGCTGTCAGTGAACTCTAATTTTAGGGGATGTATGACCTACAGAATTTCATGAGAAGCTTTTGTCTATGGAATCTGCATTACAGCAGGTAAGAAAATTTATCACTAACGAATTACACTAATGTTAGAAAAAAAGAAAGCTAGAGCTGTAGAATTAAAACAGCACGTGGATAATAAAACAGAAGAAATGACAAGAATGATATTAGATTCAGATGAAAGAGAAGCAAAAGTTAAAGTGCTAGTTAAAGAAGCTATCCATAATAATATGTTTAGAAATATTTATTGATGGATTGCTGTTTATAGTATCTGCTTCAATATTGTCCTTGTAGCATTCTTGAATCCTAAATTGTTATGGATTGTGTGAGTAGTATTAGCAATTTTAGGACTTTGGATATGGGGGATGAAGAAAATGGAAAAGATATTTTAATCAGATTTTTATATTATTACTTTAGGTAAATGAAACGAAGATTAAAAAAATTCAAAAGCCATAAAGTCACTGGTTGAGAATATTGGAAACCATACTACAAGAAATGGTGGTGATGGAAAGAAAAGAAATCAGAATTATGATTTTCGTTTGAATATGAATTAGATGAAATATGGAGTAGTTGAGTTGAAGATATTAGGAGATGGGACAAAGAAGTAAAACATATAATAGTAGATGATGTATTTGATGTATTCTTCCTTTCAGATGGGAGAATTGTAACACTTTAGAATTTAACTATGTAGAGCATGAAATATAAGCATACAGTTATAGAATGATGATATGGTGAAATAAAAGAAAAGATGGAAAATGGCTATGAAGATTACAAGATTGCTTGAATAATTCATCATTGATGATTTATACAAGTATTTATGGAAAAGGAAATAACCGATGAAGAATACGAAAAAGAAGTACAAGCACATAAAAGAATGGAAGAACTAAAGAGAGAGGCAAGGGAATTTATGTATTTTTAGATTTATTACCTAAAGAAGATGATTGCACGAATAACTATACAACTGATAATCTCTGGATTAGTGCTATGATATAAGTTCTATAAGATAGACAACAATATTTCTGATAATAAACAAGAGCATTGTTGAGTTATTTATTGGGTTGTGTTTTGAATGTGCTGTCCAATATTATTTATGTGGATTAGTCTTTTGATGGTATTAGATAAAAAAGATTAATCAGACTTTTATATTATTTTTTTTAGAAAAATGTCAGACATAAACAATCTAGTAGTAAAAATCAAAGAGGCAACTGTCCAATATGGAGAGTGGTATTTCCGTATATCTAAGGCTATGTTTGATGATGGTTACAAAGTTTATCTGAAACATTGCTCTTGGGCAGATAGCACGAAGATAGATAGGCTCTTCCCAACATACGAAGAAGCATATCAATACATAAAGGAGTATGTAGAAGAGGTGGCAAAGATAAGTAAAAAAGATGAAGAAAATTTAACATGAGAAAAGCCTCGTGTTAAAAAATCCAAAAAAATTTAACATGAAACTTTACAAAATGGCAAAAACAGAAAAAGATAAATTGGTACAGGAACTCAATCAGCTTTCAGAAAATTTTGAGAAAAATAAGGAGAGAATGGTTGAGATTGCTAAAATTTTACTGACTGATCATTATTGATATTTACCTAAAAAAGATAAAAAATGATGAAAAAAATAATGCGAGCACTATTAATATTCTTACTATTGGTGTCAATCTGATTAAATCTTTTTCAATGGAGAAATCAGGCTATCACTTGTGAGAATATAGATTCACAATGGAAAGCAGATTTATTGTATTTTCTAGGACATAAACACCTAGATGGAGATTCAGACTGAATTCCGTGTGAAATTTTATCAGACCAAAAATAAAAATCATGCAATGTGCGAACTGTGGCAAGAAGAGTGACAATAGCAGATTATGTAGAGAATGTCGCAAGCAGAAAGAAACAGCAGGAGCTATGGTAAGTCAAAATAAAAAGAAATTGAAGAAACTTTTATCAGAATGTACTTATAATTCAGACTGGTTTATAAAGTTTAATCTCTATACAAAAAATATAAATACATACGGTCAAATTCTGATGAAATATAAAGAAACAGAAAGACAAAGAATCCGATTAAAAATAATAAACACCTGCAGTATCTTAGTCCTTATAGTTAATATCTTCTTTGCGTTTGAAATTGCTATTGTATCTTATTAAAAAATTTATAATTAATAAGTGATTTAAAAATGGGTTTGCTAACATGAAATTATCTAAAAAGACAACAGAAGTTATTGTCAGAATTATCTATTGAATAACGATAATTTTTGTGATAATGACTCTGTTTTTTCTTATAGAAATTTTAATTGCTAATTATTAATCAAAATGGAAAAGAAAAAAACATCAATTTGGAAAAAAATCTGATTAGGTGCGATGTATTTATTCGCTGTATTCTGACTTTTGACAGTTGTAGCCATACTTATTTCAAGTGGCGAGAATACAAAGAATGCATATAAATCAGACTTTTTAGCACCTGAAGTTTTAGATTCCACAGACAAATCAAATTGTATAAGTTGGATAGAGGAGTACGTTTGAAGTCAAATCTCAATTAAAGAGATTAAAGCTGAGAAATGAAGGACAGCTTTATATATTAGTTGAATTTTTAAGAAAAAATCTAATTCTTGGGATGCCGTAGATACGGAATTTATGTGTAGCAAAGATTTGAGCGGAGATGAGTGATTATGAAAAAAACACGGATGAATATTTGTTTTGAGCATTGGGTGAGATATTGTTGCACAAGATATAGACTAAATCAAAAAATAACACTTTTAGAAATCTGAGTAATATACACTCAGATTTTTATTATTTTTTGGGAAAATAATGGCAGATGATCTAAAAATCAAAGTTCAGCTAGAAGCTGAAATGGATGGAAATCAAATTAAAAAAGAAGTAACTGACGTAGCGGAGACAGCTCAAAAAACACTAAACAAAAAAGAACTAAAGCTACAGATTGAGGATAATTTATCTCAATTAAAGAAAAAACTTGAAGAAACAAGAGTATCATATGAGAATTTACTTAACCAGCCTATGAGATGAACGACAGATAAACAGCTGGCTCAATTAGAGACTCAGATGGAAGATTTGAGAGCTGCAATTAAGAGTGATGAACAAGCACTCAATGACTTGTGAGCGACCAGCTCTAAAGTAGGAGGTATGCTACAGAACTTAGTTGGGAAAATCTCTGCGATAGCTATTGCATGAAAAGCAATCAGTTTTATTAAAAATGTTTTCAATGATTTTCAGCAAGCACAGAAAACGATTGTAATGGCTACTGGTGCTAGTGGAGACATGCTCAAAGATTTATCAAGAGATATGCTCAAAGTACAATGAGAAGTAGCACAAACGCAATGAGAAATAGCTGAAGCGGTAGGTGAATTAAATACTAGACTCTGATTATCATGAGAAGAATTACAAGATTTTACGACTAAATATCTTAAATTTGCATCAGTAACAGGTCAGGATGGGAAAACGGCGATTGCTGAAAATATTAGAATGTTTAACGCTTGGTGAGTGTCTACTGAGAACCAAATAAAATATCTAGATATGCTCACGGTCGCATGACAGAAGACATGAGTGAGTGTATGAAATCTAACATCTCAGTTACAACAGAATGCACCTGTTTTACAGGAGTTATGATTCAGCCTTGATGATAGTATCGCCTTATTAAGTAATTTTGAGAAAGCATGAATAGAGACATCTCAAGTATTACAATCAATGAAAATTTGACTCAAAAATCTAGCTGATGAATGAGTATCTCCAGCACAAGCATTAGAAAGTGTAATAAAATGAGTACAGGACTGAACAATCGACCTAAATAATGCTATGGAGATATTTGGTAGCAGATGAGGAGTCGCAATGTATAATGCTATTAAGAATGGGACTTTTGAATTAGAATCAATGGAGAATGCATTGAAAGATACACAATGAGCGGTGGAAGATACTTATAAAAACATGGAAACTCTAGGAGAGTTTTTGAGCAGGAAGTGGAATTGAATTATGTCAGATTTTATTAATTGGAATAATGAGTGATTTCGAGCATTAAGAGAAACAGTTTGATACATAAAAGATGCAGTAAATCCAGCTGTAGAGAGATTAAGTAATAATTTTAATATATGGAAGGACACAATCACATGAGTGATTAAATGAGAAAGAGAGCTAGATATAGAAAACTGAAAATTAGTTTATAGATTAACTGAGCAAGGAGTACAGGCTGAAGCCACAAGGAAAAAACAAGAGGAATTAAACAAAATTTTGAATGATTATAATTCTACGCTAAATGAAGCAATAAGTGCAGTACGTACATTTGATGCAACTAAAGTAGACGACAGCAAAACAAGGGCGGAATTTGAGAAAGATAGGCAGAGTGCATTGTCTGCTATGACTGCTTTCAGAAGTGCATTTTTAGCAAAAATACAGTACTTTGATAAAGTGGATACAGGGAAATGAAAAAGTGTAAGTAGTATTTCTAAATTAATTTCATTAGACAGAGATATTGCGAGAGCAAGTTTAGCAACGTATACACCAAAAGTTAAAAGTGATGATGGCTGAGTGATATGAGAGGAGTTGTTTGGGGGAAGTAGTGGTGGTGGATGAGGCTGATGATGAAAATCAAAAGCTGAAGAAATGGCAGAATCATTCAAGGAAGAGATGAAAGACTTATATTCTGAGATGGATACTTCAGTTAACGACCACCAAAGAACATACGATAATTTGGTAAAAAATATTGAAAAAGTATGAGAGCAATACGAAAAATTAAAACAAACAGCAACTAAGACATGGGAAGATGCAGAAAAAGCTATCAAAAAATATAATGAACAACTCGAAGAAAATCAGGCTGAAGCTATTTCTAATCTGTGACAAAGATATGTTGAATTAAAAGAAGAATGGAGAGAAATCTGAGACTATATGAAAAAAACGGTAGCAGAGATAAGCGATACTGAATGGGCTAATATTAGGGATGAGTGATGGACTTACAAATGATATTCTTATGAAGAACTAAAAAATGCAAAAGAAATATACGATGAAATGAGATTGATTGAAGAAAATACCACTGAAGAACAGAGAAAATCACAAGAATTTATAGAAAAAACTTCAAAAGCACAGGAAATATTGAATAAATTAAAAGAACAGGAAGCAGAGTTGGAGGAGAAAAAAGCACAGGCATTGGAAAAACAAGCCATCGCTCAAGCTATGATTAATCAAGAAGATTGAAAACAATATATCAAAACATTAGAAGACAAATGAACATTCTATTACGATTCAGTGAATAAAAAATGGGAGCAGATACATGATGCAGAGAATATCGAATATGCAAAGCAACTCGAGAATCAGTCCATTAATCTCAATGATCAGTTGAAACAGTATGAGGCGGAGAAAGATTACGAAGTAGAAGTTTTAACTACAGTTACAGCGAGGAAGGTACAACTCGAAAATGAATACAATAAAGCATTTCAGGAGTCAGTAGCTAAACAAAAAAGAAGTGTAGAAGATTTAATTAGTTACTGGGATAGATTAATTGCTAGGAAAAATGAATATTATGGTAGCTCATGAAGTGCTAGGGCTTATGGATGAGATATATCGAATGCTAAAGTCACTCTCGTTTGAGAAAACTGACCAGAGCAGATAATAGCAAGGCAAGCAAGCTATGTACAGCCAAGAAATGCAGGGAATAGTTATAATACAGTGAATAACAATAATTCAAGCAACCTAACTATAAACTGAATGAGCAACTCGTACGGCTCAATCGATGAAATGTTGGATGATTTGAGATGAAGGTTGACTTACAGAAACTAATTTATATAATGGGAATATAAGAATTAACTGTCTGAGAAAGTCTGGGTAGGAATATCCAGATTTTTTCTTATTTTTCTCTTGAAATCTCGCAAAATAATGCTACCCTCTAATTGTGTGATAGTAAAATAACGGTAGAGCCTTACTTTAAATAGTAAGGTATTTTGCGTTATGGTAAACAAAATCTGACAAAAACACAAAAAAAGGATAGCAAGCTGATGAAGTGAGCTAATTACCTTTGAACAAAAACGGAAGGAAAATAAAGGAAAATCTGACCTTACTGGTAAATTTTATCGCAAGGAAGATTTACAGTCTTTTCAGTTCGCCCATGCCTTACCGAAAGGGACTTATCCTTTATACAGAAACAATGTAAACAATATCGTATTTGTAGATTCTATCGAACAGCACCATCGAGTAGATAGTATGGTGGCAGGTAGAAAATACGAAATCGAATTGAAAGTAAAAGAATGAAAGCTGATTGACCGACTGAGATATCAGCGATTTTTATTTAATTCAAAAAAATAATCATGAAAGGATTTAGACAACCTAAAGAGCCAAGCAAGGCTGAATTAAAGAAACAACTTGCTCAACTAATCAAAGCACATGAAAGATTGCAGTTTGATTTAACACAATTCAAGCAAATAGTGCTTATGATAAAGAACTGTGAAACTTTAGAAGATTTGAAGAAAGTACGAGAAACTCTAAAGCAAGCAGAAGAAGAACTTGAAGAAGGAGCAAGAGCTGAAGAAGTAAATAATGCAGTCGAAGAAAATCAGAATTAATTCTTTTTAATAATTAAAAACGAAAGGAAAAATGTCACATCCTAGTGTATGTCCTAAATGCAAATATAACCGACCAATA